ACACACAAATGGGATACCCCCATTAAGGCTTCTCAAAGAAGTTGTGCCTAGTCTATCCTAGGAGCCACCGCAGCTCGCGGTTCCACTGTCTTTCCAGCCGTCATCAGGTTTCTCTTTTCGCACCCAGGCAAATATTATGATCCCGGGGATCTAAAGGGCCACCAGCTGTTTCATCGTCGGCGTCCTGAAACGCCGTCTGGCAATCAAGGGGGGTGCTACTCGTGTGTAGTTGCTATACCGCGGTATCCGGTCGATCATTTTGACGCCACGCATGACGACTTCAGCTCACCGGTCACATCAGCGCCGGGTCCACCTCGTCCACACGGGCGCAATATAGCAGGTTGGATCTGGAATGTCCCACTCCCCCACACACTTTCACTGGAAGGTCACCCAAAATTAACACCCCGGAGGGCATCCGGCCTTCCTGCCGCTACGAGACTCCACCGCAGGTGACGCCAAGCCGTATGGCGCCAATCCCTTGCCACGCAGGCACGGCATTCTGAACATTGGTCCGAGGACCGCCGCCGGTCACAAATAGCTAAACAGGCACCCCGCAGGTGTGTCCAAATTGTCAAAAGTAAGCACAAGGCCGAGGCTTCCGTCCTCAAGGGTGTGTCTAAAAACCACCACGGTACGGTCGAAACCGCAGTTGCGGGCCGGATCAATCCCGCAACCTTCATCCGTTCGGACCCCATAACGCCGGGGGCAGCTTGCCTCTTGTTCCAGAACATCATTAATGTTCATGCCTTTTCGGTTCTCAAAGTGGTACCATTTAGTTGAATGGCTCAAGGACTACCACACCTAGTACAAAAAAGCGTCCTTTAGTTCTTTTTTGC